TGTAAACTGATTCGAGACAGTTTACGAGATGATGTTCCATTGGAGAGACCACCATCTGTTCTTTTAGAGGAGACTCTAAGAGAATTACGTGGTATCCCCAATGAACCATTATCTGTGACTGATGCACTTTTCCAAATCTTCTCTGACACCAAAAATTTTTTTGGTTTCAAAGCTCAGGGGCCCAAAAAAGATTCTAAACAGCAAACAATGGACAATCGCTTGATAGAATCAGATTTGAGGTACCTAAGAAATCAACTTAAGAAGATAAGGAAAGATACATCAGTGGAGAGAGTGGAAGAAATCGTTGTTAGATGCTTAAACAAGTTGCAGACGCTCGAGAGTTTATATAGCGACGAACAATCAATAAGAAGATGTAATGAAATACGTCTAAAAATTGATTCGATTTGTTTAAAATGTAAACTTGAGAAGTATGTAACTGGAGAAAGTACATCTGGTAGCGAAGTTTTCCACTCTATGGATAGTGATTCAGACGACGTTGTAACGTCTGATGAATCGATTATCCAAAATGACCTAATATCTAATGACGATCACAGTAATGTTGACTGTACAAAAGCCCATCGTCATAGATGTTTAGGTCGAAGGAGAGTACCCATTCGTTCAGAAGACGGGAAACCGATAACTGGACAAGATGGAGTACCGCTTACTAAGAAGGTAGAGTGTGGAAGGATATTTGCTCACAAGCATATATCCATGAAACACCCCCTTCTCTGTAAGGATTGTCTGGATGATGGATACGTTATCCAGAAGGACCTGATAGCTTTTGTTGATCACAGTAATGTAGACTGTACTAAGATCCATCGACATAAGTGTTTAGGTTCAAGAAGAATACCAATTTGTTTCACAGACGGGAGACCGGCGACTGGACCAAATGGTGTTCAACTTACTGAGAAGGTAATGTGTGGTAGAAATTTTGCACATAAGCATGCTTCTACTGTACATCCTTTCTTATGTAAGGAATGCGTCGAGAATGGACGCGTTGAGGATTGGGACCTCATTCACGGAGGTTCTTCCTTTGGTGAACCTGACCAAAGAATTCCTGAT